GTTCTAAATGTACCAACTGCAAAAGTGACATTTTGTATTCCACCTGCTGCTTGTGTATATGATGAACCACCATTAACACTGTATTCTAAAACACCATTTGTACAGTCACCATAAACACCAGTCCATATGGCTTGATATTGAGCATTATTTCTTACCTCATCAATTGACATACTTAGATATGTACCAGTGCTTGATGTTTGTGTTGTAAAGTTAGTAGAACCCCTTTGAAACTCACTACCAAAAACAGCTAAAGGTACTGTAGTTCCACTATGGGAAATAATATCAGCACTCACATTTGCAAAATGTTTAACATCTAAAGTGTCAACATTAATTTGCGTACCTGTTATTGTTCCTGATGCTATCTCTGATGCTGTAATTGTATTTGAAGCTATTGCATCTGCTGTCACTGCATTTGCTATAATTTGGTCTGCACCAATAGAATCTGCTGCCATTTGTGTAGCTGTAATAGTTCCACTAACAATATTAGCTGCAACAATCGCATTGGCTGCTACTTTGTCTGCTGTAACTGCATCTGCATTTATCTTGGCTGCTGTTACTGCGTTTGCTTGTATTTGTGTTGCTGTGACTGCATTAGCAGCTATCTCATTTGCTGTAACTGCATTTGCTGTTATCTTTGCACTTGTTATAGCATTAGCAGCAATCTTATCTGTAGTAATTGCATCTGCGTTTATTTTTACAGCAGTAATTGCATTTGTGGCTATGGTGTCAGCAGTTATTGCTCCAGCTTCAATTTTTGCAGTTGTTATAGCATTTGCAATAATTTTACTTGAAACAATCGCATTTGCTTGTATCTTATTACTAGCAATTGAATTAGCTGCAATTTTATCAGCAGTCACAGCATCAGCGTTAATTTTTACAGCAGTTATGGCATTAGATGCAATTGAATCTGCTGTCACAGCACCTGCATTAATTTTTGCTGTAGTAATAGCACCTGCATTAATTTTTGCAGTGGTTACTGCATTAGCAATAATTTTGTCAGCAGTCACAGCATTAGTGCTTATTTCACTAGCTGTTATTGCACCAGCAGTTATTTTAGCTGTGGTTATTGCATCATTTGTTATCTCAGTTGTTGTGATTGCGTTTGCAGCAATTAAATCTGTTGTAATTGCATCATTAGCTATTTTTGCAGTTGTAATAGCATCAGCAGCAATTTGTGCAGTCTGAACAGCATTATCTGCAAGTTTTGCGTTTGTTACTGCATCTGTTCCTAGTTTTGTATTAGTAACTGCACCAGTTGCAATTTTTGCAGCACTAATTGCACTTGATACTATTTGTGCTGTGTTCACAGCATTATCTGCTAGTTTGGCATTAGTGACTGCATCAACTCCTAACTTAGCTTCAACGATTGCACCTGCTGCTATGACATCACCTTGTATAGCATCTACTGCTATTTTTGCATTGGTTACAGCATCAGTTGCTAGTTTTACAGTTGTGATTGCACCATCTACTATTTCACCTGCACTTACATTAGTGAAGTTACCTGAAGCACTACCAACAAAAGCTGAATGCACATCCGATTGATTTACTGACCTAACCCAAAAGTAATATGTAGTACCTGCTGTCAAACCATCTTGTGTTCCAAATAATGTACTTGTTACTTTGCCATTTAATCCATAAATAGTTTCAACTAAATAAGTGTCATCTGTTGGTGTTGTATTTGATGTTCTTCTATATATCTTAGTTGCTTTTAAATCTGCACTGGTTGAATTTGTCCAAGAAACCAGTATGTTAAATGCTTGTCCTGTTGATGCAGTTAAACTTGTTGGAACTGCTGGTGCATCTGTTGGTGCTGCTATTGTTATATTGACTGCACTGGTATAAGAACTAGCTACACCATTAACATCAATATGTCTTGCTTTTACGTTATAAGTTTTACCTACTACAACATTAGGGAGAAGGGCTACAGCAACACCTTTTCCAACAGTAAAGTCTGAGGTATATGCACCATCTGTGCTTAGCTTGTACGCCACCTCTGTCAATGTGACCTTATCGCTAGAGTTATTAGTCCATGATGCTTTTATATCTACTTTAGTTGTAACACCATCTTTATTTGTTTGTTGTGCAAGTGATAAGTTTGATGGTGCTGTAACAGCATATGTACCTGTTCCGACATCACTACCTTCTGATTGACCAGTTGTGTAATCGCTTGTTGCAAAATCAAACACACTAGCTGCAACTTCTTTTAATTCTAATTGTGTAGCCATTACTGGTACATCACCATCTGATATCACTTGCATATTTGTAGAAATAACTTCAAATACTTTTTGACTGTAACTCATTCTTTCATTTGTAAGATAAACCCAGTCATTAGGTTGTAGTCGCATATATTTTAAACTTACCAAACAAGATATTGATGTCGTTTGTCTTTGACTTTTTAGTGCTATTCTGCCTAATCTTTGTGCCATAGTATCTGTAACTGTAAATGGCAATTGTGATTCCATTTGTTTTACATAATTAGCTGTTGACTCTCCAGTTGGTGTATCAGCGTTTAACATACCAGTATCTTGATAAACTTCAGCATCAGCAGCAACATAACCCTGTGTTGAGTCTACATATAAAGGTTTAACACTATTAAATAAATTACCTGAACTTGGATTCGTTTGTATCTGCACATCATTTAATAAATCATCGTCAGTAATTGTTAATGATGGTGTTTGTGATGCACCTGCAAAAACATTAAATTTACCATTTACATAAGAAACTTTACCTGCCATAGAACTAAGTATTGATTCTATAATTCCATTACCATTTGCACTAAAGTTAGTGAATCCGTTTGAGGTGTATCTTTTTTCTGTCGTAGAACCATCTGCAAGTGTTACGTTTTGTTCACAGATATTAGCAGCACTTGCAAAACCACCTGCATTGGTAGTGTCATTAATCTCATCATTAGTAGCTTTAATACCATACTGGGTATTGGTTAAATAGTCTCTTATTTGTAAAGCTGGATTATCTGTCCAAACAGTTGTATTAGTTCTAGGGTCATAACACTTTTTACCTTTTACTAAAAATGATATTGCTGGTATTCCACCACCAAATTTTTCAGCGTCAAACACCATTTGAATATATACGTAAGCAACATCTTGAAATTTATCAGATGTACCCATTGAACCTAATTGTGCATTCATAAAACCATCAACAGCAGTTTGACTACCATCTTTATATGAATAACGCATTAATCTACCACTACCAAAATTATTATCGTTTTCGGTGTTTGTATATTCTGAATTTGTTACTGTGTAAACAGTAGAACCACTTATAGTACTGGTACTAGTACTTAAATCTATATCATTGACACGAACAGATGTAAGTTCTTCTATCTCATGTCCTGCAACTGCAACAACAAGATGCAATAAATAATTATCAGTGCCAGTTGTTTCCATGTGAACAATCGTCCCACCAACCCTAGCTTTACCATATATAATCTGTCGTGGTGCTACCGCTTCTCTTGTTGCAAACTTACTACCAAAATTACCAGCAGATGCATCAATACCTTTTGATGTCATCTTGCCGATAACACCACCAATTAGTGTTGTAGCAAAAGTCATATAAACAGCTGCTGCCACATCAAATGTAGCAGATAATATTCTAAGGTCTACACCAGTTGTTACTGCAATATATACAACTAAAGCTGCAATGACTGCTTGTTTAATTTGTTTAGCCATCTATACGCCACACCTTAAGAATATTTACATCATTCTTAACACCAATACAATCATCTGTTGGCGTAAGAACACTTAAGCCATCTGATATACCTACTAATTCTGTTTCTTCTTTATATACAACTAAATCACCTTTGCTTACGAAGGCTTTTTCTATTTCTTTAACACCCTTTGCTTTACAAGCCTTTTCAATGCTTTTTAGTAAAGTTTTGTTATATGTTTTTATAGCCTTCATAGCACTATCTTCATCATTCCATTTAAGTGTTTTAGGTATTAAATCCTCACCAGTAATTTCTTTAATAACAGCATTAGAAAATTTACAACAATCCCATGAACCCCATTTAAAAGGTTTATTTTTATTTTTTTCAATAAATGCATTGAATTTAATTTCCCAATCAACAATCTTTTTCATTCTTCTGCTCTATTTCTTGCAATTGTTGCAGCTCTGTTATTACTACCACTACCAGTTCCACCACTACCTGTATCTGATTGTTTACCCCATATAATTTCTTTGTCTTGTAAAGATGCAACTCTATTGAATCCTGTATCACCATTATGAAGAAAATTTTGTGATTCTTTTGTGTATCTAAAGTTAGATGGTCTATCTAAATCAATTAATCTATTTTCTGCATTTATTGATATGTTAGAACCTTGTGGTGTATCAGAAACACTTAATGATGTCATTCTGCCTTTAAATAAAACAAGAGTACCTGCAACTTCATTTGTTTTACCCATTAAATAACCTAAATATAAAGTTATAAATCTATTTTGATAATTTTCTGTTAATGCAATATTAAGTACAGTAGTGTCCATTCCTGATATACCGACTGATAAACCTGCTGATTTTAAATCAGTGCTTTCTTCTACATTGCTTATTGATAATAATTGACCTGCACCAGTATATGTTTCAGAGTCTATTGTTAAGTCGTCAATACCAGTCCAAACCCTAACAATATCTGTATCAAACTCAGCCTTTACTGCTAAAAATAAAGCCTGTTCATCTGCACCTAGACGATTTACGATAGAACTATCTAATCCTTGTCTAGTTGCCATATTAAATTACCTCAGTACATGAAAAACTTATACCATAGTTGGATATTTTATCTGCTGACCAACTTACTTCATTACTAATTAATCTAAAATTTCCTTTAGGATTTGTAAAAACTACATAATGTCCACTAGCTAAATCTGACCTTAACTTTGGTTCTGTTTTTACAGAATAAAAATCATTTCCTGCATCACTGGTTGCTGTTGCATCTTCTACCACCATAACTAATTGTGCTGGTATTCCTGAAGAACTTGCTGTTGATTGGACACTTAGATAGTCTCCTTTCTTTATAGTGCCACTAGCACCAGTTGTGGATGCCCTAAGAGATAATCCTGTTGCACCTTTAACATTAGTTCTAACCTTGCAACTTGCTGTACTACTTTCAGTTGTAAAATCAGCATCAGTCACTACTACTGTGTTACTTGTGACTGTAGTGACCTTATGTGTACCATTGTTTTCTTCATTAACAGCACCAGTGACTACAATAAAATCACCAACTTTAGTATTTGCAAAAGTAGATGCACCTGCTGTAAGTGTTCCATTAGTAGCAAAAGATAAAGTGACACTTGTATTATTAGTTCTTAACTCTGATGTTAAATGTGCTGTTGTATATGTTCCTAAATTGCTTAAAGCATCAGGGTCTGTGAATTTAAAAGTATTTACTGGTCCATTTAAGTCAAGTAAAAAAGATTGCCAATTTAAAGCAACATCTCTACGCATTGGTGGTAATGAGACTTCAGCAGTCCAATACACCCCATCAAATTCTTGTGTTTTAGTTTTACCTGTAAAGGGTGAAACAGTTGTTCCTACAGTTCTAACAAGTGTAAAATTACTTGTTACAAAATTAGGGGTTGTAGGCATAGTTATTAATTTAGCCACCTTGTAACATTCTCCTATAATTACCACCACGCATGGATGCTTCTGCAACAGCACCTTTTGTAACATCAGCTATCTGTGGCATCATTTTCATTACTTCTGCTCTAACAGTTGGTACAACACCTGTGGCAAAGTTTATTGATTGATTTATTATTGTAGTAGAACCACCGCCCATAGCGTTTTTGCTATTCATGTTATTCATAATTGTACCACCAGTATTAGGTACAAATATTTCAGGACCACGTTCACCTACAAGTGTTGGTTTACCACCTTGTATTGTTCCACCACCTGCCAATTCAGGTAATTTTGTAAATTCGCTTCCACCTAAACCCATACCACTAGAATGGAAAATAGCATTTAGTATCTTATTAACAACTGCCATTTGTAAAAATATGGATATTATTTGACTTACAATGTTTTTAGCAAAATCTTTAAAACTATCTAAAGCATTACGACCTTCTAGTAATGCATTAACAAAATTATTAGTAAACGAAAGTGAAATACTTTGTATTGCAGGTGCTAATGCTTCACCAAATGTTTGTGCTACATCTTGACTAGTGTTTTTAATTTCTGATAATTTATTTTCTAATTCAGGTAAAGTATTTATACCTAATTTTGCAAAGGCTTCTTCATTTTGTTTAAAAATTTCACCTAAATTTTCTGATGCAAAAGACAGTTCATCAGAATTACCTTTTAGTTTTTCAATTTCAGCAGATAAAAATGTAAATGAGTTCATCATTTGACCTTTTTGAAAAAGATTTTCTTTTTCTGCATTAGTTAATTTTTTTGTACTTTCTGTAAAACCACTTTGTGCATCTAATAAATCAAATTGTTTATCAACTTCTTTTTCAATTTGCTGCAAAATTAGATTATTAGTATCAATTCTATCTCTAGCTGCTTTAGCAAATTTATTTTTAGCAAGTTTAGTATCTCTATCTATCATTGCTTGAACTTTTCTTTGTTTTTCTGCTAATTTTTCTATGTTTTCAAAAGGGTCATCACCTAGCACAACACCTGTTCCTGCACCACGCATAGCTGCAACAGCAGCACTTATTGAATTAGCAATACTAGTCATTTTGACTGCCATATTACCTAAAAATTCTCCCAAACCTGATTTAAAAACTTCATCTGCTAATTGTTTAAAAGCAATAGTCATATTTGATGTTTTAGTAGAAAGATTGTCCATTTTGGTTTCCATAGCACCACCAAACTTTCTTTCTAAACCATTAATCAAAGCATCTGTGATAAGTTTTGCACCTTCTGCTGTTGCACCGAATTTTGCTATTTCATCTTTAGTCAATCCAAGTTCATCATTTAAAATACCAAGTACATCAATACCTCTATCCATAATCATGTTTAATTCTTCTAGACCTAGACCACCTGAAGCTGACCTCTGTACTGTTCTTACTAGTGCTTCAAATACACCTAGTTGGTCTGTTGATGTTGATGCTGTATCTGCAAAAACCTGCATCATTCTATTGCTTGGTTCAACACCTGCTGATTTAAGTGCAATAAACGCTTTTGTTGCAGTTTCTATTTGAAAAGGTGTTTTTTGTGCAAAATCAAAAACTTTTTGCATTGCAACATCACCTGCTTCTATACTACCAAACACAGTATCAAGTGAATCTTTTAAATCTTCAAATTGTGAACCAACACCTGCTATAACAGATGTCATTTTTGCCATGCCTACTGCAACAGCACCAATTGCTAAAGGACCTGCTAATTTTTTTAATTTACCACCTAAACCTGCTGCACCCATACCAAAAGCAGCACCACCTGTTGCACCAGTTACCTTTATCTTACCTTCTATTTGTTTTAATTCTTTTTTAAGCTGTTTAGTATCAGCTTTAATTTGAATTATTAGTTCATCTACTTTATTAGCCATCAGGATATAACTCCATCATTTCTTCCAACCTTGCAGAATCCATAGGTGCTTCTTCTTCTGTAGAACCATTAAACTGTTTAAAGCCTTTTAAAGCTAAATACATTTCACGAGGGGATATGTTCCAAAAATCGTCAGGTCGCATATTCATCATACCAACACAAATCTTATAGAAGTCAGACCATTGTATTGGTTGAGTATTCACGCTTCCGCTTTTTTTTTATCTACTTCCTCATCTGAGTCGTGGTCGGTTAATGTAGAAGCTAAGAGTTTAGCTACTTCGGTTGATGCTACAACTAT